TTGTAAACATTGACATATTTATCTCTCAAATTGAACTGCTCAATATATGGAGAATAAATCTCAACCGCATCAATACTTGTAAAATCTTTGCAAAGCAAATCGTAATAACTTCCCGAACCTGGTCCTACATCTAATATCTTAATGTTAGATGAGAAGTTATGAATAAGATGATCTCTAAAATCATCTTTAAAATAGTTGTATGAATAAGGCATAGTAAAAAAAAGGGAGACTTACGGGTCTCCCAATGTTTATGATTAACTAACCTTAGATTGCACCATAGATACAAGCTGAAGGCTGGAATTGCATCAAATCGCAACGAGCTTCGCAACGGAAAGTGATCAAGTTTTTGATGAAATCATCTTGATCGAATTCAGTTGAACGAACTGCAAGTCCGCTCTGTTGAGCAATAGAGAACTTAGTTGTGTCAAGAACATAAGCCTTAGACGCTGTAACCAAGCTATGAGGAACAACGGGAATACCCATCATTCTGATGTTACCTTGAGCATCAATTGTGATACCACCAGGAACAGAGTAAGAACCACCAGAAGGAACGGTTTTCAAAACGTTAGCCCAACCAGCGTGTGTGGTCAAGATAAGGTTTGCGTTCCAGTTAGCAGAACCCAATTGAGCAACATAATCTACGAACTTCTCGGCAGTGTTAGCACCACTAGATACACCAGCGGTTGCGCTAGAAGCGAGGTCGTTCAAGTAATATGTATCTTCAGCTCTTTGGAAATCTTCAATCAAAGATTGCTGCAAATACGCGTTCAAGAAAGGAAGATCGTCAACCATTTGGCGAGATACCTTTACATAACCAGCGATGAATTGCAACACTTTGTTTACAACTGTTACATCGTAGTCCAATTGTGCTTTAGAAGAACCTTCAGTTTGCTTACCGAAAGAACCTTCACCAACTGGAGTGTTTCCGCGAGGGAAAGATACTGAACCAGTTGAAACTGGGATGATGTTAAATACGCTTCTGAGGTGTGGGTTTACAAAAGCGCGGAGAGCTGGAGAATTGATATAAGAAACGTAAGGGTTACCAGTAAGGTTACCGCCAGCGCCTTCAGTCATTGTTCCAACAACTTTAAGGTCCAATTCGAAATTGAAACCTTTACCGTTTGATCTAACTGCTTCTTTGATTGAATCGTAACCTTTTACGATAGCTTCACCGATTGCAGATTTGATCTCAGCAATATGCTCGTTGTAAGATTGTGCAACTTTCTTAGTCTCAGCAGCACCAATTTTACCAAATGCAGCTTTAGCAGCGAGAACTTCTTCTCTTGCTTCAGCAATTGTCTTGTTGTTTTTTGCGAGTTGCTCGTTGATAGCCTCAACTTTGCTTTCGAAAGACTTAGCAGCTTTCTCGGTAGCAGCAGCAACTTCAGCTTTCTGCTCAGCCATTTTGGCTTCGAGAGCAGCTTCAAATGTTTTAATGTCGCTCATTTTGTTAATTTAAAATTTGTTTATAATATTTATTAAATACTCAACTGGAACCTCTTCTTCTTTTTGCTGCAAAGGTGTTTCATCAACTGCCTTTGTGCTACTCATACGTTCAATCAGTTCTGCGAGTTGTTTCACTTTTAACATACACAAATCGATTGTTTCATCCGTTACATCACTATTACGGATAAATTTCTCAAAAGATTTGATTTGATCTTGTATTTGTTCAATGTTATTCATATTCTTCATGCCTAGTAATGGAGTCGCTTCGTTGGCCCCCCATGCAGTAAGGCTTGAACCTTCAAAAAGCATTACTTCATGGATTTGGTTTGCATCTCCACTTTTTTGCTCTCTAAGTGTTTTAAAGCCGATTGAGTGTTCAGCAATAAGCCCACTCTCAATCATCTTAATATAATCTTGACCAAGATTATGTTTACCAACTTTACTCTCGTAATAAAGTCCATACTCGTCCTCTTTCAACACTTGTATTTTACCAAGTGGCTTAGATGGGTCGTGGTTAAGTAGATGCTTAATTCTACCTTTTCCTTCTGGTCCCCAATCTTGGATTGATCTTTTAAATGCGCCTGGCATCATTATATCTCCATCGCTATCTACGTTTCCAAATGCGGAGAAATAACCAGTTACAACTCCTTGCTTAGTATCAACATCTTTAACCTCTAGGTTAAATGATTTGTAATTGTATATCATGCTTTTTCTATTGTCTATTTGCTCTAATTTACGAATTGCCCAATTAATGCCCGCATCACCTCCCCAAGCGTCCCACATTAACCCTCCGCAACCTTCAGAATAAGGCACATCTTTATACTGTTGATGTCTTTTAAATGATGCCATTCTTGCAATGGTATCACGAGATATTTTCTCACGATTTGCTAGTTGATTTGCTCTTGTCCAACCTACTGATGTACCACAATCACTGCCATTCTCCTCTTTCCACTTTAATGCTCTTTTAGCATTGTTCGTAGCTGCTTCTGGATAGTCGTTGTATGTTTCCTCTTTCAGCTCCAAACTTTTCTCGCCCTCTTGCGCCAAATAAGCTGCATAGGCACGCTCTGCGCTATCGCGTGAAGTGTACATACATTCTCCGTCTCCGATCCTATATTTGCCGTTTGAACAAGCGTATATTGGCATAATTATCTTTTCATTATTAATCTTCCGTTCTCATCCCTTTTTGGTACAAAACCAACTGTGCATCGACAATTGATCGTGAACCCTGCTGGGGCAGTTGGGTCTCCAGGTTGCGCAGCTAGCACCGTATCTCCTTTTTTACCAGTGGAAGTGAACGGCTCATTAAAAGGAACTGTTGCACCATCCATGTTAAAATGATCGTAAGAGTTTCTTGGAATCCTACGAGTTCTTATATCTCTACTAGCTATCCAAACCTTATCCACTTCAAAGTTATGCAATTTTGCACCTTCCATTGCGGCATAGTTACTTGCACGCATCACCTCCGTTCTTGCTATTCTTCTTGCTCTCATCATTGCATATCCTAGCTCATCACTTTGTACGATCTGCCGACTGATCTCATCTATACCAAGTCCCTCTGCAACTCCTTTGTTAATGATGGCTAGTAATTGCTTTTTTGTTGTTTGCGTAATATCCGCTACAAGCATAAAGCCATACTGAGCCAAAAATTGCATGATGGTAGTAATGAAGTCATCATTTAAGCCAAATGGATTGGCTGCTTTTTGACTCATGTTTCTAACTGCTCTAAATGATGCGTTTCCGAACATAACCGCCGCTTCTCTATAAAGCTGCATCATTATTTTCATCATCTCATCATTCCAAGCGTAAGCACCCATCAGTGTTTGTGCAGCACCCGTACCATAAAGCCTCACATCACTTGCTACCTTCTCTAGGTCTTTGCTAATTGCCTTCTTAAATAAAGAACTATATTTTGCATCGAGCTGCCTACGCATCCTTTCAAACTTCACCCAATATTCGCTTCTTTGCTTCGCGTTCATCGATGCACTTTTGTTTATATGCTGTCCTCAATGACATCATCATCCTCTTCTCTACTGCGCATTGCTGCTCGCTCTTCTGCTTGGGATATTTCGTCATCACTATCCTCATTATCTCCTCGTCTGTTGTTTGCGATGTTATCGCTTCCATTGTCCATGCCATCTTCTTCGCTTGGTGGTACTGTTAGGTCCATCACTGCTTGCTCAATAGGAATTAAGCCGCTATTGATATAAGCATACTCAAATGCCCCTTCTCTTTCTTGGTAGTTCATTGCTACTCTCTTCTCGTCCATTGTGAGCCAGTTTGCATCACGAAGTGAACGCACCATTCTCTCCATATCTTGTTGCATCTCTGGAAGTGCCGTAATATCGAAGTCGATAAAATAATCCTCTCCGTATCTAGGAACCAAAAACTTATTTAACTCATCACGTAGTTGGCAACACATTGGAATAATTGTGTTGGTAATGAGATCACGCATTGCGTTTTGATAGTTGTTGTAAGATGATGTGTCAACATCAAAAAGAACTGCTGGAAGCCCGAAAACCCTGCACCATTGGTGCATACTCATTCTGAGTGTGTTTACCAGCTCCATGTCAACACTTGATAGTCCAAAGTTTAAATAGTCCCAAGGAGTTTGCAACACTGCTACTCTTCCCTTGTTATCTATGCCGTTTAGGTTCTCATTGACTGCACGTTTAATATCGTTCGCTTGATCGATTGTAAATGATGGTACGATGTTACCAAGTGGTTTTGGAGTGATTGCTCCCTTAGCTCCTCCATTTCCCGTCATTGTTGCACTTGCGTCTGCCGCATTGTTACTCATGCGAAGTGTTTTATATGCAGCACGAAGTGGAGAGAGTCCACGCAAATGCGTTCTGCGTGTTGCATCGAAGTCTGGGTTCCAGCTTCTCCACATCATTACTTGCTCTTTCGGTAGATCAACACCAGCACCAATTTGCAACTTATATCCTGCGATTGCATATACATCTTTTGGATCTGGATAAATCTCTAGGAACTGAGTAGGTAAAATATTAAGCTCACTAAATGTGCCTCCTATTCTACCATCATTGCCGTAAATGTTTCCCTCACCACTTAAATATCTATAACCAAATAAATTCTCGAAGAACTGATCTTGAGATTGATAAGAGTTAGGTTGTTCGAGTAGACGTGCTAAGGGTGTACCAAGAACGATGTTCTCACTATATGCGTTTTTACGTGCAATAATAGCTTGCTCGTATGCACCTCTGTGTTGTACGCCTTTTACAAGTTGCTTGTAACGCATTAAGTTTGTTCTTGCTTTCTCTCCTGGGTTTAGTTTATAAACATACCAAGGAATAGATGCACTCTTGCGTGCTAAAAAGCTCACAATGGAATAAACATCCGCATTGCCAAGATAACCTTGGTTTACGTACTCTATTCCAGTATAATCTTGTATTACCGAGCTATTGATGCCGACCATTTGCACTGCACTTGTCGGATAAGGATTGATGCCCTTCTTTTTGAATAAATCAAATAATCCCATGTTGTTATATTGCTCCCCAAGTTACACTTGGGATTGTTAATTTAGAAAATATTGCATATCTCATAGCATCACTGATGTGGTCATTGAACTTGACTGGTTGATCAAGTTTATTACCATTCCTATCCGTTTTCCAACGGTAATTTTTTACCTCTTTAAGTAAATTTACGGAATCTTGATGAATGTATAGTGGAGTAGCCTTAACGGAACGTATTCCCTCAAGTACATCCTTATTCGCTGGCTTCGCATTTAGTCCTTGTCTTACCAACTCTTCAATTGTTTTTGGCTCTGCGGCATCGCAATAAATTTCATCAAACTTATCTATGCCCAAAGCTACAATTTTTTCCACTAAGTCATTTGTAGTAAGTTTTGTTTCGTAGATCAACTCTTGTACATAAGCAGCATTTTCATAAAACACAACCTTCACCATTGCACTCGGTACATTGAAACCAAAGTCTAAGCCATACACTGTTTCCCCTTCTGGCATTTGTTCGGTAGTGCGGTAATGCGTATAGATAAGGTCTTGAGAGAGTCCACGTTCACCAAGGCCATAGATTTGCCAATAGTTTGGGTCTGCGTCTTTTAAACGCTCTAATTCGTCAACCAGTTCTTTTGGAAGGAAAGGATTGTCTTTGAAAGTAGTAATATAAAAATCAGCATCGTCTCTTGGAATCACATCATCGTAAATCCATGAGGAGATGTCCGATGGGTTATAGTCAATCACTATCTTACCTTCCGTACGCATGATAAGTTGCATCCATGCTTCGTAACTAAGTTCATTGGCTTCATTGCAAAATAAATAGGTTCTAGCCCTACCTCGAATCTTTTGTGGTTGATCAGCACTAACGAACTCGACCACGTTACCGTTAAGCTGATATATTTGCTCCGTCTTATTGTGATTATCTTCCGAATATATTCCGAGTCGGGAAAGAATGTCCACAAAGTCGCGTAGGACTGAACCCTTTATACTTGGGAGAGATTGCCTCACTATCGTTAATGTCTTACCATTCTCTTGAAGTAGCTTTACAATAAACCAAATAAGGATATTGTAAGTTTTCCCGCTTCTACTGCCTCCCTGCATGACCGTAATGCGCTTTTTTGAGTCCTGCAATATTTCAAAGATCTTGTTAGTCTGAAGTTTAGCGTCCATAGTCCGAGTTTTATAGTTTTTCTAAAAATTTAGAAGGCGTTTACCAAGTCAAAAGTAGTGTATAAAAAGGGGGTCATTAGTGTATGTGGTTTTTATCTAGACAAGTGTTTTAGTGTTGTCATTTTTCTGTTTTGCCCCCGCCCCCGATTCAATGTTTAAACTTTAAGTCCCCCCCATTAGTGGCCGCCCCTTTTGTCTCTTTGTCATGCCCTTCACGTTAAACAAAATATACAATTACTAATAACTAGTATTATGTTAAATAGAAAAGTTTAAACAAACATGCTAGTTTGTCGCTTCCTCCATGATCTGTACATTGGGTTTTATCACCTCAATTTGTACTTGGTTCAATTGGCCTTCGATCTTGCTTTCTATTTTCTGAGTTGGTAGGCCGATGAAGTACTGCATGTAAAGCTGAATGGCACGGGAGTCTCCTTGTGCTATCTTCTCATGCAGAACCCTAAATGCAGTTTCGGCCATTGGTTCGAGGCGTGCTATTATTTCCTCCTCCTCCATTCTTCTTTTGCGCCCGGAATTAGGTCTCCAACCTCCATGCTTCTGCACTGGTTTACCAGTTTTACGGCTGATCTTTACTTGTCCGTCCTTGATTTGTGCTTGGCTAATCGTGTCAATCATTTGCGTTTCTGTTTAGTTTTATAGCCTCTAGATTGTGAGTGTGTCCTTTATCGTCTGGTTGTTCACGCTCGAACATTCTAAGCGTTACCCAGCCATCTTGACCCTTTAATTCATTTATATATTGCTGAAAATCAGCTACATATATATGAATGTAGACTGATCCTTCTTTGCCTTTTTTTATGTAAAACCCTTTACGGCGCATTATAAGCAACAAATTACCATTGTTTTTGGCTATATTCTAGACGCTAAACAACATTATGTGAATAACTTTGTGAATAAAAATAATTCACTAAATATTTTTGTATGAATAAAATAGTTAGTAATATTGTGAGACAAAAGCAAAACACATGACGACAAAACAAGTAATTAACGAACTAAAAAATGGATCTAAATTTCAAAATAATAACACACAATTTTTTATAACAAAAGATAATCAATTTGTAATGTGTGAATTCACAAAAGATTGTAAGTACACAATATTCCCAACACTAGAAAAATTTAGTAAAAGAATATTGAAATTTTATAAAACCGGATATTAATTAATACAAAAACCAACCAACATGAAACAATTTTATGCAACAACAGAACAAGGAGAACAAATAAAAGGCGAAACAAAATCATGCCAATGTAATTGTGGCCAATCTTACGCAATTATATTGAATGATCAAACTGAAGTTATTATTTGCGATTCTTGTCATGAAAATTCATCTAAGATTGAACAATATTAATTAATACAAAAACCAACCAACATGAAACATTTAACCGCCTCAAACATTTTGCCGCTTTCAATTGCGGCCGCTTTTTATGCAGTTATTTTTATCATTAACTTTTTAAACTATTAATTATGCAAGTTAAAAACATGACATCCAACAAAGGAAACAAGATTGCAAATCAATTTGTAATTAGAACAGATGAAGCAACTTATTTCCAGTCCTACAATTCTGTTATTTGTAAATGGACGAAAGATAATTTTATTTATCTAGATGAAACATATTGGAACTGGTCCCGTACAACTTCAAAGTACAGATCTTTATTTCTTGGTGAATCAACTGAGGAAACTAAACGCAAAATCGCTGCTGGACACTATATGTTAACCAACTTGAATAAATAATTATGAAAGCTAATAAACAGCTTTTATACCTAATTATCGCGCTTATTTGCGCGGGTGTTATCATTGGACAATTACAAGATCCTTTTTGTAAATAATTAAACAAAATAAAATGCAATACACTTCATTAAAAATACCACAAGATGAACGCGAAATAAATCTAAAATTAGAAATGGCTGATTTAAAGATTTTGAATAACGCTTGTGTTGATATTTTAAGAGAATTTCCTGAAATGTTAAGTTATGAAAGATTACAAGTTAAATTATATCAAATAATTAAATCAAACGAATTATAAAAATAAAAATAAACTAACATGGAACAAATTAGCTGCATTTCTTGGCTACATGGCAAACATTCAGATAAAATAGAAATAAACACAAAATTACCATATGTAGCAATATATGATTATTTCGCTCAAGGTGATGACGCAGAAAATACCTTAAATGAAATAAATAAAATTTATAACACTAAAAATTGCACACCTTTAGAGGCTTGCGAAATTTGGGCATCTTATTATTTATAATTAAAAACAATTAAAACAACTAAAATTTAAAAACATGAAAAAGTTACATTTACTCACTTCAACAGATTCATTAAGACAAAAGTACTCATTCATTCAAGTAAAAGACAATTTTGTTATTGCTACCGATTGTTTCAAATGTGCAAAGTTTCCATTCAATGAGGTTTTTGGAAGTATGGAAACGCAACTAACTGAATTTTACATATCAGGTGAAAATTGGAAAAAATGCAAATTTTATAATGCATTAAGGTTAGAAATTGAAAACGGTTATTTAATAGGGTATGATAAAAAAGGTAAAATGGGTATTTGTGAAATTATCACAAAAGAGGATTTTATAAATAAGCATGGAGAATTTCCAAGTACTGACTTTTTATTTAATTCAACAGATCAGCCAAGTGAAATACCTTCTATTTCATTCAACCCTGAGAAATTGCTTGAATTGTGTGATGCTATTGGGGGTTATGCATTTAATTATTTATTTTTTGGTAATCATAAAAAAATAATGGTTGAAACTAAAAACAGTGAAATAAAGGGCGTATTAATGCCAACAGTATTTTAAACAATTAAAACAAACTAAAATGAACATTACAATCAACGCTATAGAATTAGCTTCAGAATTAGCAGCTTACGAATTACATGAAAATTGGCAAGATTCAATACAAATTTTTGATATTGAAGATGAAGAAGAAACAAAGTACACCGAAGAAGCTCAAGAAATATTTGACGGTTTATATGATAAATATTTATCATTAATTGAATCTTTTGAGGTAAAAAGTAAGGTAACATTGCCAATTATGTCAATTTACGATCATTTTAAAGGTTAACTGACGAAGGCTAGATGCCAGAAACGATTTAGAGCCTTTTTAAGGCTCTTTTTCGTATTAACCAATACTTACCTAGTGGAACAGATAGAAAGCCTCTACAATTGGCTAGAAATGAACTACAAGGCACTTGCTCAAAGCTATGCAGACTGGGAGAACCCAAATAACCTCCCTTTTGCCCTTTATTGCATTGCTATGTATGTTAAGCATCAATCTATAAAATGACCCGACAACGGTATTCATTTTGTAGCATTTCGGCCAGTTCTGACAGATTAACGTCATATGGTACGAAAACAGATATCCTTTTGTCTATCATGTATCGTTGACTTATGTAGTCTTGAATTGATGACAAAGCATTTTGGATATTTTCGTCCTTGATGCTTAATAGATCATTTATGACATTTATGCCATGAATTACGCTAGTGTGGTCTGTATTTGTTAAGCTGCCTATTTGTTTCAAGGTAGCACCGTAATAGTATTTCGACAAATAGTAAAACAGATGACGACAAACAACAAGCTCCCGAAAACGCCCTTTTGTTTTTACGCGGTTAATATCTTGACCCATAACAAAACAAACCCCTTCCAATACGTTGATCAATTCCATAGTATATATTTAAAGTTTAAAAATGACAAAAACCCCAAAAACTCCCAACCGCCAAAAACCCCTAAGCCCACCAAAAACTTTCCGCACCAAAAACCCCAAAAAACTCCCACCCGCCAAAAACCTTTCGATGCACCGCCTCGGTGTATCATTTGCCAAAAACCCTCAGACCATTTTCCCAATTCACCGCAATTCTCTATATACCCCACCCTATTAAAAAATATAAAAATAAATACCCCCTGGCTAAAATATTAAAAAAATGGACTACATGGACTACAAGAGTGATTATCAACGACTTCTGCGCTACAAATGCGCTACATTTGCGCTACATTTTGCCAAAATGGACTACATTAACTAGACAAAAACTTCACGACACTAAAAGAAATCATCAGATAATTCTTTCTTAAAGTTAATAACGTAACATTTTTTGTTGTTTTGACCCCGATCGCGCACAACTTTGTAGTCCATTTTCAATATCCCACACGTCTCTTCTATCGCCTTATTAAACCTCTTTAACGAGTAATCTTTCTTATCATAACCCGTAAAAGTTAGGTAGTCATTATAAAGTCTTTCTAGTGTAATGGTCAACCCACTCTCGCCCTCCAAGCTCATAAAATAATCCAAGAACTCCTCCCCGAATTGAACCCTTATTTGCTTCCTACTTAAACTCTCACTCATGGGCATCTCCGTAACCCCATTTTCCATATAATCTGATACGCAGTGAAACATTAGATTAAAGAACCTATTCCATTCATCCTTGTCCCAATCGTCAAATAGCTTATGGCCGAACTCATCTTCTGGGGTATGCTTAGGTGAAAAGTAAGGCGCAAATTCAAATATCTTTTGCCTACGCTTAGCATGGTTCCCCGAGTTAGGTATAGTATAGTTAGTGGTAAAGATCACCTTTGGTGAGTCCTTATAAGGAATCCGCAATTCATCCTTGTTCTTTTTCTCGACCGTAATACCTTCCGTTATTATCGAGTAAAAACCCTCAAAATCCACGTTCTTACGGGTGTCCTCAATAGCTATAAGTCTAGTATCTAAATCCACCCTTTGGAAGGCAAAGTTTTTATCTATCTTAAAGTTCTTGCCATCTACTACCACTAGGTTATTGATATACCCCAATGCCTTTACAAAAATCCCCTTACCCGTTCCCCCACCTTTGGCCTCGTTCTCGGTCTCCTCAGCTAGTATCACCGCAAACGGCCTAGCTGGGTCTTTATATTTATGCAGTAAATACCCAATCAAACTAAGGCAATAAACTAGCTTTGCATTATCTCCTCCACTTATCTTATCCAAAAACTTAAAGTACTCGCAATTCTCTATCTTAAAATCATCCTCTATATATATCTTATGATCCAGCACTTGGGACTTCCAGATCACCTTACCAACTTCTCCGTAGTTCATCAGCTTCATGCCATCTTTAGTAACCCTAACAACCCCATTGGTGAACGGGAAATAGCACACCTCTTTTGTATCTTCTAGGAACTCAATCTTCGCCCTATCAAAGAACTCAAAGAAATTATCCGAGAAGTAAGTGTTCGAACCCTTATAAATTGTCTCCATAAGCATCTGTGGATCAAGCCCCATATCAAACGAACTAGGCAACCTATTGATAAACCCCTTAATAAATTTCTTTATTTGCTCAGTAGAGCTCTCCTCGACCATGCCATCTTGAATCCTTATGAGCCTATATATTACAGAATTAGGATCATAAAAGTACAAGCTAAACCCACCTTTCTCGTGGAGAAACCTTTCTAGCTTATCCAGTTGTATAACGGGAGTTACAATACCATTCTTTTCTTTGGTCTCCCAAAACTCTTTTATTTCTGGACCATATTCCTTGTCAAGGGTTTCGATTATTTCGTTTGCTTCCGATACTGATTTGTCATGTTTCTTTATTAAAAAACTAACCAACTCATCTCCACTAACCCCATTGCGCTTTTTTTCGTATATCTCTTTTTCTAGCTTTGATCCGAAGTTTTGCTTCCTTTCTCCGTAGCCCTCATCGAGGAGCTTTTTGGCCGCCATCTTGAAGCCCGCGTTGCATTTGAGGATGGCATACACTGCTGCTGGCTTATAACCCCTACCCACTTGAAACGGCGTGTTCGTTGAGAATACGGAAAATAATCCCATATCGGTATTATATGACCCACTATGCTCACTTGTCGACCCTGGTCTGAGGTAGAAAATTCGAGAGCCTCCATTTTTAACCTTTTGCCAGCCGCACTCTTCCATGAGCGCAGTGAAGTCGCATCGGCTATTATAGTCATCAAATGGCGAAAGTCCATACTCTTTAGCAGAAGGCTTGTGATGAGCTTCAATGATATGTTCTTCGACAACTTCATTGAAGGATCGCATAAGCGTGAGTAGCTCTTGCCGCTCCTCGATTGTAATAATATGGATGCCTTCTTGCAAAACTTGGTAGCCACTCGAAGGCGGTGCCGCAACATAACCAGCCTCACCGCGTGTCTCAATGACACAGTAGGATTTGATGTGAGGGTTGCTTTTAAATTCATCATTTGTTGGTAGCCTACTTGCCAACTTTTGATTCCCCTCAATCTCCTCACATTTATAGTAGAGGTGATACCCTCCGCTTCTAGTTTTGACAATATGCAATTTATCATAAAGCTCTTGTCTGATTCTTCTTCTAATTTCATCCCAAAGCTCGTAGGTCTGATATTTTGTGTCAATGTCGATAACCTCCAAGCCTCCAGATACAGAGCCACAAATAATTGCCACTCCTTTGGCTCTAGGGTCGGCCATTTGTACATCAAGCTCCGCTTGTGTAATCTTCTGCGTTTGGTAAACTTTCCAAGGAAAGATGGCTGCTTTGTTTTCATTAATAGCAATTACGTTTAGTCCTAGTTCGAGATAATTCATAGTTAAATATTCTTATAACAGTAAATATCAATATCATCCAGCGATCTTACTACTCTTGCAAATACCCCATGCTTGTTCAGATCAGCTATTCTTTTCTCTTGCAGTGGTGCCACTACTCCTTTCTCTGTTTTCACTTCTAGGAACATCACCACTCCTTTGCGTATGCACATTAAGTCTGGGATGCCGTTCATGTTGGTTTGGATGAGCTTTATACAACTCCACCCATGTCTATTAAGTCTATCAACGATCTTCTTTTGCAATTCTGCTTCTCTCATTTTTTCCAAGTTTTAGGTATTTCAATATCAAATTTATTTCCGTTCATAGGGTTATCGTACATCCTTATATCATCGGAGTAGTAATGCTTAACCTCTCCTCCACTAAGCCTTACAACCCACACGCTATTTATCTCTAGTCCATAATCAATGATAAACATTGCATCTCCATATCCATGCGGAGTGTGGACTGGGATTTTATTTCTTAGTTCAAGTATCAAAGAATCAAAATATTTTTATCCATAAAATTTATAATCACTTTGCTTGGCATCATTATTCCGTTCTCGCACTCTACTTCAAATACGGTCTGCCATCCACGATCTCTAAGCGTGTTCAAATGCACGAGGCCTTCGTAAAAAAATCCCGTCTTGAAAAGCTGGTTTTCCTCACCAAGCCTTACAATGTCCTTTGCACGCAAATCATCTTCGTGGATTCTAAATGTAATGATAGCCGTAACTTCTTCAGCCAAACCACGAATATAGCTTATGCCCTCACTAGAAAAAAATATTTCTACGCTCCAGTGTATTTTGTTGTCGGTCTTTTGGTGCCACCAATCTATTTCAGTTGTATGCGGCAAACCCAAGGCATAATGTAAATGCTCACACTCAATAGTGAATAGAGTCGAGATAATTTTTTGTGTCATTGTATAGCTTTTTAATTAAATAATTTATGGTTATAACGATCATGAAGCATAGTGTAAAAGGTACACAAAAGGCAATCCAATAAACTGCCCATGCAGAGATTTTTAGTAGTGCAAGCATAATTTTGATTTTAAATTTCATCTAATGTTTTAATTACCATTTTTATCTTGTCATCTGGTAAATAAAGTAAGATGTCTACTAGTAAGTTTTTTAATAAGTCAATTTTCTGTTGGTCTGTCATAAATAGTCCTTTTTAAAGTGATTCAATGTATAATCTTTCTTATCCATTACCGCCTTATATATCTTATCCTCAATGCCGTTATAGCTAAATATCCAATAAATCTGTGCCGACTCGGTTCTATCCTTTGTCTGAATCCTTGCTCTGCTCTGCCAATAACTCGTAGCCGAAAAGTCAATATTATAAAAAACTAACGCATCGGCACTAGATAAATTAAGCCCCTCTCGCCCGCTCACTATTTGCGATACAAATACAGCGTCATTACCCGACTTGTTAAATGCCGCAGCATCTATCTCGATCCTACTGCCAAACACCCATAGAAGTGCAGCATACTCTGCTTGAAATTTATAAAATATGGCTATCTTTTTACCAGCAAATTTCTCTTTTATAAACTCCGCTTTTGTATAGTCAAATGCCTTTGCTACTCGCTTTGGCTCATCAACAATCACCGATCCGCTATAAATCTGGTGCAGCTTATTCATAAGTTTCACCGCCGTATCTCCCATGACAGTCTCGCCGTCCTTATTGGTTACCATTTTATCTCTACGTATCTTGTCAGCTAATTTATACGTGCTATCCTCCATTTTTACGTATAAGATATTCTCTTCTATCAGTCCCTCAAATCCTGCTTGAGCTTGGGTGAATGTGATCATAATTGGCTTTATATCTTCCATAATTTTTTCTTCGTATGCAAGTGAGTAATCATTAATTGCTCGGTTAAATACGTATTTCTTTTGCACTATCACATAATCATTCGCCCACTGGTAAAAGGTCTTATACTTTTTATATACCGAGTAACTAGATATGTATAACTGGTGATAAATCTGTGAGTAGGACTCTGGCGTAGGCGTGCCACTCAAAAAAATAATAGGAGTAGCTGCACAAATACGTTTCAGCTCTTTAGCCCTTTTACTAGGTCTTGGAAAAGCACCTAGTCCATGCGCCTCATCAACAATCACCACATCCCATCCGTACTCTACTTTATGCAACTGCTCAAAGTTGGTTATGTATATCTCCATATCATAACCCATCTTTTTGGCTTGCTCTATAATATCATCAATGGCTTTCTTCTTTGTGCAAAACAACACTTTCTGTGCGCCAAATTTGTATGCTGCGGCTAAAGATGTGATTGTTTTTCCAGTGCGAACCTCAAGTGCTAAATATGCTATTTTGTGGTACTTCAGCAATTTCGCTGCTCGATCCGAAATCTCTATTTGGTAATCTCTAAGATTCATTTTGTTCTAATTTTACTCTTAAGCGTTCAAGATAAAGGCTTGCATCAAACAATTCTTCTTGCAAATGATTGAGCCAATCAATCGTACTAAGATCATCTCTCATCATTGTTACTCCGTACTTTATCATGCCTTCTGCTGACCTTTTCTGATACTTAGCTATCACGCTTTCTACTATTGGATCGCGAGGAATATCATCATGGCATTCGATACATAGATCATGTATGGTCGCCATTACATCTTTTTTACATTTATTACAGATCATGGTGAAATTCAATTATAAATTTTTTATATGGGAATATACCCTGTATCTTGTCTTTTAAATACACATAAAAATCTTTTTCATCCTGGGCAACTAACTCTTCATCATCATCTCCATATTGGTACTCATCTATTATAATTGAAGTAATTAATTCTCCATTATAATCTTTAACTAACATTTTTACTGGTTTATCGAAGTGCATCTTTTTTATATTTTAATTGGTAAGAAATATTTCTTGGAGTTACGCCATCATTCATTGCGAGCCATAGCTTTTGTGTGCTTTTAAATAGCTCCCAATCCTTTTTAAGCTCGGTCATAGTGCGTTGTACAAGCTGCCATCCTTGACCTTGAATTGCGCCGCCTTTGCCCGTAGTGCGAGTTTTGGCATTTAGCCATAATATCCCTACGGCATCTACGTTTAGCTTTTTGTGATGCTCTTTTAAGAGTTGATGATAAGCCGCAAGTTGTAGCCAATAGGATGGGTAAATGCTATTACTTGTTTTGATGTCTAGCAGCATTGTAAGCGAGCCGAGTCTAATTACTCTATCAAGCGTTCCCGCAAAGCCTAGCTTATCACTCATCAAATGCACTTCCATCATGTCAATTTGAGGATGAAAATTGGTCGAAAATTCAACATAACGCTCAAACATTGACCATTCAAGCATCTTATATTGAGGCGTTCCGTAATCATTAACTAAATTAATCTCCTCATTGCAATCATATCTTTCCGTAAGCTCATGCACTACCGAGCCTCTACGTCCAGCCTCGTCTCTTATATGGTCGGCATCTGAGCCAACATCTTTAAGCCATTTGTAATAGGATGCGTCTTTTGGGTAAGCCTCTAAAATTGTGGTAACGCTCGGTAAGTATTTTTCTTTTGGAGAAAGATAAAATCTCGTGTCAATAAATTGGATACGTTGTCGGTCTAGGTCTAGTTTGTAATTTTTCATAATAGTTGTAGTTTAAAAAGTTTAAGTCAGGGCAGGACTCGAACCTGCATGAACATATCTCGTTATAATCACTCCATTATAACTTAACCACTAAACACATTTCTATGCGGGGCGCTCGACCATACCCGTATATGTTCTTATGTGTCTTTCTAGCGTCTACCAATTCCGCCACCTGACTTAATTTGGTCGCTATATCGGAATCGAACCGATCACATGCGCTCCATAGCGATAGCGACTAACCTATGAACCAACCTAAAAAGGTGTATCGTCCTCGTTGACATCTGAGAGAACTGGCTTAATGAGAGGTAAGATAGAATTTTTTACATATTCCTCCAAATATTCCATCCTATCGGTGTCATCCCAAGTTGTAACACCTTTTACCTTTATTTGTTTCAAAGAAGGCAATTCTCCAGGATTTGCTTTATTCCAAAAGTGCTTGAGTCCTACTCCGTTTTGATTGATAAATACTACTGAGCTTTTCTTATCTCCATCGATAGTGAGCTTAGGCGTAAGAGTAACCAACTCGCTGAAACTCACGTTTGGCAAGGCTTTCAAAAAGCTAACTGCATACCCACTGCTATACTTCATCTCCAAAAAGTAAGTAGTCTCTTTGTCTTTGAGTGCAATAACCCAAAATTTACCGTACTCGCTTTCTTTGGTTTTGATGTCAGAGATGTAACCCGTTAGTGAGTCATAAAACTCTTCGTGTACTTCTCGACCCATTTTGTTTGTGCGCTTTACCGATTTGTCAGTAGGCTGCTTGAATTGACGTACAAGTTTGCCGTTTGTGATGGAGAGAAATACTCCATTACCGCTTTGATTAGACTGAAGTCCCATTTGCTAAGTGTTTATTGTTAAGTAATAATTGA